CATTATACCAAACTTATCGCCAATTTAACGCTGTTCCGGTAGCAAATTTTGCCGCAAAGTAACTACCTGATACCAAACAGGCATTTCTTATAGTTGTTCCGATTGTGGTCGTCATTCCGGGTTTTTTTTGGGTGTCGTAAGGATCATCCTGGGCACCCACTGAAATCTTGACAGTATCACCCACATTTCCGGTTATTCTTGGACGAATGCCTTTAACCAGCTTAATGCTCTCAGGCGTATCAAATGATAGCCCCTTGCGCTCCAAATATGCCGAAGGTATCACGCCATCAAACGAAGCTGCGGCATCCAACATCAGCAGTTTAGTGTCGTGCGCACCCATCAACACCCGCGCTTGATTTGGTACTTGCTCCGGGGAGTCCCATAGCGATATGTCGCTACTCCAAGGATCTGGATCTGATGCCCATGTGCCGGTTAAGCTGGTATCTACCGAGCCGAAGTTAGCATGATGAATATTGGGCAATGTGCGCTTGCTAACAGTCTTGTCTTTGTAGTTGAATACAATCGCCGTATTTGGGTAATCCGAACCAATAGAAGAAAAACAGATAAACACTTCATTATAAAAAGGATTCTTGAATACGAACGACTGGTACGCTTCATCCACGTCCATGTTCTGAAACAGCCAGCGCCGCGTGACTTTATCAAGTACCGAAGTCGCTTGCATACCGTCATGTATTATGATGTCATTTGTGGTTAATACCACATGGAAGCCGTCAATCTCAACAATGCAGTTACGATTCATTGCGCCTGATGTACCCATAACTTTGCTTGCGCGGTGTACGTATTGGCCGCCCACAAAGTCAAGCCGCCACACTGACGCTTCTTTGTAGATGATCAAAGAATCACGCAGTGCTAAACCGTCAATGATCTGATCGTAGCCATCCGCAAGATCGAACTCACCGGCATCGATTGTCGGATCTGTTTCATCCCATGATGAAGGTACAGATCCGGGTACAGCAGGATGACTCCACTTGACCATATACGGGTAATTCGTGGTTGTCTTAGTAATGTTCAACGCCACTAGGACGTTCTTATAGGCTCGGATTGATTTACAATAAGTTGACGCCGGCCAATTGCTTAACGCCGTGAAATTGTTAGCCGTGTTCAAGTCCCATTGCTGCGGTGGATCAACGGCGTTTCCAGGGTTCATGATCGGGATGCCGCCTAGCACTGTGCTAGTCCATGAATTGGCGGTAGCAGCGTAGTTCACGTCATTCCCGGCTGTTTGTCTTGTCAGGTTGGTGTGAACAGCAGAACCGCCGGTTATAGTCACAGCATAGATCGTTGTCAATGAAGCGTACAGCCAATATTTGACACCGCTTATGATAACCGGCAGAACATGATAAGGGATAACCGATGGCGTACCGTAGACCTGCCCATGACCTAGAAACTGGTTAACATACCCATCAAGAAACCTTATATTGCTGGCATCAGTCCAAGCATTAATAGGTAACTCATGCTGAGATAAGTCCTGATTAACGCCTACTGAACCGCAATTGGGTATTCTGACTAAGGCCATAATGAATTCACATCGTATTGGTCAATATTGTCTTTGTTCAGTAGCTTGATATTATCGAAATGCTGTTTCCTGGCTGCGTTTATTGCTTCAAATTTAGCGCTAACCTGATCGAACACTGTGCCGACGTTTGCAGCTGTTAATGTGGCAACATCGTTATCATTGGTATCAATGGAAACCACACGATCAGGATTGCGCGTTATCAGAATGTATGCATTACTGATCTCAAGCCTAGATACAAAACTCAGGCTATAAATTGTCCCGGCTATATTCACCCCAGATGCATCCAACTCTTTCTTTTTAGCGTTAACCGCATCGCGCAGCTTTTGTTTCTTTACAGGCAATGATACAGCTTGCGCATCAGCAGCAGCCCATTTAGCGCGAATCTCCGCTTCTTCCTGCGCAGTCATTGGGACGTTTCCGTCCTTTGTGGCTTTAAATAGTGCCATTATGAATTCCTTATGCCGTAAAGTCTGAATTTTCCTGCGACAATGTTCCCGCTGGTAGCCTGGAATCTGATTCCTGTCAATGCGCCTGTGCCAGTGTTTATCATGCATCCACCAACTTCCAGATCAGCCGTAGCGGTTGATGGTAGAGTCCCAGCGAAGTAACATCCCTTGCTGAATGCTGTACTTGCAGGTGTTGGTATTTTCATCGTAAAACTAAGGCTGGCAGATGCTGCGTTTAGTATCAGATCAGTTATAGATGCCGCTGCCCCGTTGGTTATATTGGCAATATTCCTACCTGTACCGTAATAGCCTGTCGTAACGTATGAGCCGCCTATCTTCATCAAGAAATCCAGCCCAACGCTATTTGTCTGAACTGTTACGCCGGTCGCCTCAATGATGTATTGGTCATAAGTGCTACTGAAAGTTGTTTCCACGTCAACAGTCGCTGAATTGCTGGCCGTGACAGTGGACAGCAATCTAGCGTACGGTGTGAACATGGTCACATCCTCATCAACCAATGTCACTGTGCGCGTTGTGCCAGTCGTGTAGCCGCTATTCTGAAACTTGGTTATCTTGGTTGCATCGGTGTAATCGTATATTTTTAGCGCATCTGTTGTAGTTGCACCGGCTAATGTGATATTTTCATCGCGCACTGTCAACGTTCTTGTGGTGGCAGTCGTTAACCCTGAAAGCACAAACTCAGCGCGCTTGGTTAAATCTGAACCATCACCGAACCCGGTAACAGTTGCATTGATTGTGTCTGTCCAGCTTGCGTTAGATCCATCTGTTGTAATCGTCTTGCCTGAGTTGCTTGTTTGCCCTGGTAGCGCACTAACAAGCGATGTCGCGACCACAAAATCAAGAGTTGCTATCTGAGTGCCACTATCACCTACTGAAGCCGTTGGAGCAGTTGGCGTGCCTGTTAATGCTGGGCTGGCTAATGTTGCTTTAAGGTCAATCTGCCCCTGGATGGCACTGGTTACGCCGTCAACGTAGTTCAATTCTGTAACTGTAAGTGTTGCACCATCAAGAATATTAAGTTCCGCTGTTGAAGCAGTAACACCATCAAGGATATTAAGTTCAGCAGTTGACAATGTTGCCCCGTCAAGAATATTCAACTCTTCTTCGGTGCTGGTCATTGCCCCATTGATATTGGGGAAAGTCGTGAGTATCGTAGCCTTGATTAAACGCAGATGATCGTCACCCTGGCTTTTAGGGTCGCTTGATGTTGGATTGGTGTTAACCAAATCGCTGATATATGTTCCAGTCTCAAGTCCCATCAAATATCCCCTGAAATAATGTTGCCTTGCCTATATCCTGAAATCGCAGGATCAAATCCGAGCGTAACCGTTGTCTTGTTCTCAAATTCTGAATTGCTACACTCTTCTAGTGCTGCCTGATATGCTGCTTCCCACTTCATGGCATCATTATCGTCATGCCCAAATAGAGCAGCTTCACGTAATGAGCCGTACAGGTAAACGTTCGGGTATCTAGTTAGAATGTCATTAGTTGATGTGCTGGCTATGTCGTAGCCTTTCTTGTATCTGAATGTGTATGTAAAAGCCGATGAATTTGGGTAGTCAAACGCTACATTTTCGCCGTCAATCGTGTAGTAATAAGGCTGTCCGTTGCTAGTAGATATCACAGGCAACGATTCCGGAGAAACGTAAAATATCTCTATACGATTGCCGTAAGTAGTCAACCATAGGCCTATATTGCTTATGTATCTGCTTGGGAGCGTAATATATCTGCTACTGACTGTTGCTGTTAGCGTTACTTCAACCTCAGCAAGCCGCGACTTTAATGCAGCATTGATGCGCGATTCTGCCAGATCAATAAAGTCTGTCACATTGCTGGTTGAGCGGTGTGCCCATGCTGCGATAGCGGTTTGCAGTTCGGCATATGTACTGATTGCCATTATTTGCCTTTACGTTTATTGGCTTGTGGCTTTACGTTTATTGCTGGTTCTGGCGCAACATCCACCAACAATTCCGCCTTGACCTCAGGTTCCTTGTTTTTCGTAACAATTTCTCCGCCTTTCGCAAGGATCATGTTGATTATTGCTGGATCACTCGTTATTACATAACCATGATCTTTGTGGAATATCTTTGTTGCCATTTCTATCTCCTGAAGTGGTGCGGCATCTGGTAAGTTCAGACCCGCACCGATCCTAAGGTAGTAGGATTATGATGTTGCGAAAGGTGTTGCTGGTGTACTGGTGCCGCAGAAGATGCTTCCTTCTACCAACCACTGAGTTGAGCTAATCGCCGTCAGCGTGTATCTGTCACCAATAACGCCACCAGTGGTAGATCCATTGCTGGAAATGGCCACATGAGTCGATCCATCAGCACTGAAACCATCAATCTCTGTCGCATCAGTCGTGTAACCGAACAATGTACCTAAGATGAACTGACTTGCTATTGTGCCGGTTATGGTCTTAGCTGCACCGCCGGTTATGGTTACAGTCGTAGCGAACTCAAACTGCATCCCTTCTACTGGTGTTGGTAACGTGTACACGATGCCAGCCGCACGATCAAACAGACACAAAGCGCCTGATTCGCCGGGTAGTAAGGTACGTGTAGCGCCAACGCCAGAAATCACCTGACGATGCGCACCTGTTTGAATCGACCCATCAGTGCTACCGTAGTCGACTCGTTCTAAATTTGTT